CGAGAGCCGCGGCTGCGTCTGCGGCGTCTGCGTCTCGTTTCCACTGCTCATGTCCGGCGATGTTTGCGTTCCTGGCGGCAGAAGGGCTGAGAGTGCTCGGCCGACCGTTTCGGGCATGGTTGCTGTCATGGTTTATTTTCCAGTTTTGCAGGGCGTGAGTCCAGGACCGCATCGGGGTTCGCCCAACAATCCATCCTTTTGACTCGAAGTAGTTCAGGAATGCTTCCCCCTCGGCGTCGGGTAGGCCGATCTTGGCGCATTGGAGGCCGACCTCCTCTGCGGTTGGCTTAGTGAACCGCTTCACCGGTGCCGGTTTCTGATCAGCCGCAGGCGCAGAGGGTTCCAAAGGGACACCTCCCTTTGAGGAGACGGAGTCGGTAACGGAGACAGGAGACGGAGACGGAGACGGAGACGGAGAGCATCCGTTTGGCATCGCGTTGGCATATGCGTTGGCATTGCCAAGCCATCGCTTGGATGCGTTTTTTGCCTGTTTATCGCGATATTCTGACTGCTTGTCCCGTTCCGCCTCCATCCGCCTGTTTTTGCCTTCCGGGAACTTCGCGAGGACTTCCCGAGACACTTCGCATCCGGCGACACGGTTGACGACCTCGATGGACGAAGGTATTGCCCCGCGCCCCCACTGGTAGCAAAGCAGCCGCATGTACGCGCCGACATCCTCCGCGCTCAGGTCCACAGTCCCCCCAAGGAAATCATCCGCGTAGAATTGGAAGGCGGGAGGTTTCATCGGGTTCAAGCCGTGAACAAAGACGCCGACTCCGACTTTGCCTGCTTGATGTTCGCGCAGGCCGTGTTGAAGTAGCTCTCCTTCAACTCTGCTCCGATGAATTGCCGCCCCATCTTCACCGCGCTCACTCCCTCGCTGCCGATTCCTGTGAAGGGAGAAAAGACGAGGTCGCCTTCCGTGCTCCATAGCGTCAACGCGCGCTCAATCACGTCCAATTGCAACGGGCAGATGTGCCGCTCGTCCTGCGCTTCGGAAGCTCCTCGTCCGTTCAGCACGCGCCCTTGATTGATGGTCATCCAGACCGGGCTTGCGAGTTCCTGCCATCGCGACAACGGGAGTGAATCCGGCGTGTGAGTGATAGGCTTCGGGTTGATGCCACGCTTGCGAAATACCAGCAGGTACTCAGCTGCGCCGACGCGGCTCTTGCTGCTGTCGGTTCGGAGCGTCTTGTAAAGCAGCCCGTGCGCCTTCGTCCGCTGCATCTCGGTGACGGGATCTTTCCAAATGGTCACCCGTGAATGGAACAGCCATCCACGCTTGCGGAACGCATCCGCGATAGCGGAAGAGAAGTCCTTGAACTCGATGTCCCCGTCCTTCCACTTGGTCGCCAGCAGGTCGCAGCAATGGACCGCGCACTCGCGACCCGGCATCGTGATCCGGTGAAGCTCGTCAATCAGGAATCCGAACTGCTCCATGAACTGATCGAGAGATTCGCAGTTGCCCATGTCCTGCACGTCTGCTGAGTAGGTGAACAGGTCCGCGAACGGAGGCGAGAACACGCTGAATCCGATGGAGTCCGATTCGATTGTCTTCGCGACACGGACGCAATCGCCGTGGTTCATCGTCCATCCGTCTCCGATGATAGTGCTGATGTCTTCGTTGAGTGTGACCATCTTCTTTTGTCCGTTGATGTTTTCGCGGGTGAACTGCATGAGTTCCCGCATGGTGTCGTGGTTCTCTTGCTTCCTGGCTATTGCCGGAAGGATTCCGTTATCAAGGTCGGTCGCCACGATGTAGCGATGACAAGTCCGTTTCTGACCGAAGCGATGGATGCGTTTGCCCGCCTGATAAAATCTCTCGAACGAATAGGACATGCCGACGTAGATGTCTTGATTGCACCGCTGCCAGTTCATCCCGAACCCGGCGATTTTTGGCTTTGTGACGATGACCCGTGCGCGGCCTTCGCTGAATGCATTTAGCCGTTCCTCTTTCTCGTCGTTTGTGTCGGAGCCTTTGACCTCAACGGCATCAGGAATCGCCAAGCGTAGAGCTTCGCTCTCGTCGTTTCCTTCGCACCAGACGATGAACTGGTCCGTGCTCGCGTTCACAATCTCGGCAGCAGCTTTGACTCGCTCGTTGATGGTGCGTCGGTTCTCTGCGTGGATCTGGGTTGCGCTGACCGTGGTGTCCCGGAACAGGTCTCCGCTGCCGGCGTCCGCTCGATGGTCAACCTTGACCGTGACGAGATGGTTCACGACCGGAGGCAGGTCGAAACCGTCGTCGTCAAAACCTAGGTCTGAGGGCTTGGAAACGCACGCCGCCCAAGTCGATACCCACTTCCAGAACGGTTCGACCGCGTGGCCCTTCAACCTCCATGTCCCGGTGTCGAAAGTGTCATTGACGAAGTAAGTGGCGAGCATCTGAGCCGAAGAGCAGACGCCAAGGAACTCCGCGTGTTGACCAAGCTCCGTGAAGTCATTTGGTGCCGGCGTAGCGGTGCAGCAGAGCTTGAATCGGGTGCGGCCAAAGGCTTCGGACAGTTTCGTTCGCGTGACTCCGTTGAACGATTTCAGGATGCTTGATTCGTCGAGAACCACGCCAGCGAACCGCGAGCAGTCGAACTTATCAATGCGGTCATAGTTGGCGATGTTTATAGCTCCCGGAACAACGTCGGAATTCTCACGGCATGGATTGACCTTGATGCCGAACTTCTCACCCTCGCGAACCGTCTGAGGCATCACGGCGAGCGGACACCAGATGATGACCTCCTGCTTGGTATGCTCGCAGACAAGTCGTGCCCATTCAAGTTGTTGAAGAGTCTTTCCAAGGCCGCACTCCTCGAACAGCGCGCAGCTTCCTTGCTTCACTGCCCATCGGACGAGCAGCTTTTGCCAGTCAAATAGCAATGGATTGATGCCAGTCGGAGCTTCAAACCCAACTGCGCGGACTGCTTTTGCTTTTGATGCTATGTAATTGTCGTAACTCATTAGATTTCAGTTGATTGAACCAATCATCAGTTTCATCTTCATCTTTTCGCTAGCTGCCCATCTTGTCTTGTCAGCCTTCATCACAGTTTCTTCAACGGCGCATTCGTTTGCGTAGTCCCAAACCATCATCGTGTCCCCGCACTTGATACGGCCGAACATCTTGCAGATTTTTTGCAGTCCTCGGAGATTGCTCATGATTGCTTCTAGTTGGCATCGACTTGATAGACCCTGTGGTAAGACGTGCCGATGATTCTCGCGATGTCTGCGAAGGTTTTCCCTTCGGCTTTCAGCTCTCGCACCCGTGCCTTTTGGGTCTCATCGAGGAACGGGGTGTTACTGGTGCGGCATGGACCATCCGGTTGCATGGCGCGCAGTTTGGACCGCAACCGAGGCTCCGGGACGGTCTGACCGAGCGCGTTGGTGATGAGGCGCCCAGCGATGAGAAGCGCGGCGGTGAAGTCGTGGGGTGGCTTGATGGTGGTCATGAGATTACAGCGACGTGATTGTGATGTCCGCCCCTGCGATGAATTGCACGTATGCCTTTGTGATTGTCCCAGCGCAGACCTGCGCGTCATCATTCCAGATTCCTGCGTTCGTCAGCGAGTCGAGGATTGCCTTGTCGAGGTTGTCGCGGTCCGGCTTTGACGTGTGAAAATTAGGAGCATCTGGCCGAAGAACATCCGACCGTTTGCCGGTGAAAAAGTGGGACTTAGGCCGCATGAAATAGACTGCCACGTCAACCCGCAGCGGTCCGGTGAACACGACACCATCCCACCCCTTCTTCGCCGCGGCGCGGACGCTGGCCTTCCAGGCGTCCGCTGTGCCTGGGTCGTAAATCCCGGCGTGATTACCGCGCCGGCAGGCACGTCCGCGAGGCTGTGCCTTGGGGTTGCCGTCGACGAAGAAGGAGAGGGTGGTCATTGGGGTGTTAGTTGTTCTCTTCGACCAAGCCGAGCTTCGGCTGGTCGTGGTCGTCGAGGTTCTTGATCTGCTCGTACTTGCGTTTCACATTCACGCCGAGCGAGACGATGACGGCGGTTCCGTCGAGATCCCATTTCACTGAGATCGGGAGCGTCAGGATTGCTTTAGCGCCATCGTTCTCCTGTGCCGTTTCCATCACAGAGTTGATGGCTTCGGTGATCTGGTCCGTCGCTTCCGCGAACAGGCCGGGGATTGATTCGGCGACTTTAGCGGCAAGGTCGTCGATGCGGGATGGTGTGGGGGTGGTGTTCATTGGATGTTCATTGAATGTTCATTCATCAGAATGGGACGTCGTCTTCCGTGACAGGCTGGCCATTGACCGGGGCCGGCTTGCTCGCCTTCACGCCTTCCGCCTTCGGCGCGACGTAGTCACCGACCACGTTCTTCGCCGGGTATCCACCCTTGTCCTCGATCTTGAGCTTGCAGCGGCCGACCTGACCAACGCAGTCCTCGGGCGTCAAAGTCCCGGCCTCATACTTCTCCGCCAGAGTGCCGAGGCGGCAGAAGCCGTACACCTGGCGCTCCATCGCAGGATGCAGCATCTCGCGGACGTAGCGGTTTCCGATGTCGCTGAAACAGAGGAGGTTGAGCTTGATGAACCGCGTTCCGGGCGTCTTGCTGTTCGGGCCGCTGACAGCATTCTCGGCTGCGACGCACTCGAAATCATACTCGCCGACGGGCAGCAGTTGGGCCTCGTCGAGTTCTTTCTTGGTCTTGGGTGTAAATGTCATAGGTTAGGAGATCTTGGCTTTCATGGACGCGATGACCTTATCGGCCTGCGTTTTGGTGAATTCTGCGAACGTCTCGGCGTTGGCTTTTTCAAGCCACTTCGAGGTGACTGTCTCGTCGAGCTTAAGCAGGTCAACAAGGCGTGTGATTTCTACGACCTGCTCGTTAGAGGCGAGGACGATGGCGCTTGCCTTTTTCTCGATGACATCCTTCCCGTACCGTTCGGCGAACGATGCGAAGTCCATCGGGAATGATGTCCCTTCGGGGAAGCCAAGGAGGCGGGTCTTCTTGACGACCAAGACTCGCGATGCACCGCGCTTTTGCGCGTGGAAAGCGAGGTCAAGCTCGTAGCGCAGCTTGTCCCAGCAGTCCTCGACTTTTCCAAGCTCGATGCGAGAGCCGGTAGCATCCGCGCCCCACTCGGCCTTTTCGTGGGCAATCAGGACCACGTTCATGTCGCACCGACCGAGGGCCGCGACAAGGCGTCGCATGTTCGCGATGGCCGGCTTCTTGTCCGCGCCAAAGGCGTTCTTGTCGCCGAGCCGTTCGCCCTCGTTTGCTATGGCGTTGTTGAACAGCTTGGTGATGCTATCAATCACCAGCGTCTTGTAGCTGTGCGTCTCGGTCGAGAGCGCCTTGACCTGCCCGATGACAACCTCGAAGTCCAAGGAGCCATCTTCCACGCCGAGGTAGCTTCCACCGGCCTTGGTCAGACGGTCCATGTAGTGACTGCGGGTCGCACCGGCCTCGGTGTCGATGTAGTAGACGTTCGGGAACTCCAACGCGAACCAGGTCTTCCCGACTCCGCTCGCGGAATACAGGACGAACTTG